GTCGCAGATTTTGCAGGCGGGAGTGCCGGAAAAATACTATTTGAGTCCGAAGGCTTGTCAGGGTATTCTGCGGAGAGCCTCCGTGCGTGGCAAAGAACTGCCGGAAGTGCTGCGGACAGCTCTGGAACGGCAGGCTTGTGCTTGTGTGACCAGGGCGGAGAACGCATAGACATTCTGAAAGAACGCACTGCCACCCTTCGGGCAGAAGCCCATCATCCGCCTTGTGTACTGGAAAATCATCCTGCTGACAGCCGGCTTCAGATCTCTGAGAACGGAAAAGTACAGACACTGACTTCCAGATGCGGAACCGGCGGCGGAAATGTTCCGCTGTTGATGGATACACCGAAAACACTGAAGATTCGCTGCGGAAAAGCCGGCGGTGGAAAAGGCAGTCTGATACAGGAAAACAAATCTGCTACGCTGTCCTGCAACAATGACCAGACTGTATTTCAGCCGAAAGCATACGGCATCAGTTCCTTTTCCAGCAATGCCATGCTTTCCGGTAATCCGCACAGCGGCATTTATGAGGCAGACACTGCCCGTACTTTGGACACCAGCGACCAGTCACCAGCCAAAAATCAAGGCGGTATTGCTGTGCTGGAAAGTTATGCTTTGCAGGGTTCAATGGTCGGTCGGTCTGACCAAAACGGACCGCAGGGCGGCGGTGTCAACAAAGAGGTCGCTTTCACTTTGAATGCTACCGACCATCATGCAGTGTATGCTGCTTCTACGGGAAATTTCAGCAGTGCATTTCGGGAAACGACCCCTACACTGCTGGCACGGGACCACAAAGACCCCAGTATCGTTTCCAGCGGTTATGCGGTTCGCAGACTGACACCGCAGGAATGTGCAAGACTGCAGGGATTTCCGGATCAATGGTGCAGTGACCTGGCATCGGAAAATCCCACAGAAGAAGAAATCGACCGATGGGCAGCTATTTTTGAAGAATACCGAAAAGCGGTAAAACCGGAGAGCCGTCCCAAAAGCCGAAAGATGGTACAGAAATGGCTGCAAGATCCATATCGTGATGCAGCAGAGTATCGCCTTTGGGGGAATGGCATCTGTCTGAATGTTGCTGTTTTTGTGCTTGCCGGAATTGTCTGGGCAGATTTGTGATCTGTTACAAATGACCGCCGAAACATTCTACACATCTCACAGTTGCTATCTGTGGGAAACAGAGTTAATATGTGTCATGGCGAAAGCAAAAACGCCGAAAGAAAGGAGTTTTTCACATGACCATTACTTATCACAGTCAAAATCGAAAGGAACTGGTGAAAGCCATCAGTGAGATTATCGGCATTCCGGCAGTATATCAATTCATGCCCACCTGTGCCTACCAAATCGGGGAATGCTACACCGTTACCAAGTCCGGGGATCTGGAAATCAGTGACCAAGCCGACCATAAGGAAACAGAACGGCTTCTTGCCGAACTGGCAAATCGGGGCTATGTTGTTCCAGACACATCAGAACCGAAATCTAAAGGCTTGACTGTGCAGATGCCAGCTGATTTCTTCACGGAACATACACTGGGCAATCTCCGACAGATCTGCGAAAACAAGGCTTCCCTTTTTCAGGCAGCTTTTCAAACGGATTCGCTGGACATCATTCCATCGGATGAAAAAGTGGAATTCCCGTGGTTCACGGTCGAACAGGATGGTGATGCAGATGCCTACTGCACCTTCATTTCCATGCTCTGCGAATTTGCCAAGAACCAAAGCCGCATCAACCGCAAGCCGGACACCTCCGACAATCCCAAGTACACCATGCGGTGTTTCCTGATTCGTCTGGGAATGGTGGGGGCAGAATTCAAGGCGGCAAGAAAGGTCATTCTTCGGCATCTGTCCGGCAATTCCGCATTCAGAAAGGTTGGTGATACTGCTGCAGTTTCCGAGTGAATCATATCTGGAACAGCTGCGAAAAAAGTACCCTGTCGGAACGAAATTACAGCTGATTTCTATGCGGAATGAAAAATATCCGATTCTTCCCGGAACGGTTGGTGTGGTTACGCACATTGATGATGCGGGCAGCATTCATATGCGGTGGGAGAATGGTTCTTCCCTTGCTCTGATTCCCGAAATCGACAGTTTCCAGACCGTATCCAAGGCAAAAAAATAAGGCGAAACCTTCTCCATTGTACGGTATGTTACCATACAATCGCAAGAATTGCAAGAGTGTATTCTACACAATCTTTTGACCTCATTTTCTGTAGATTTAGCCACTTGCTATCTCCTCCGTTTAGAGTTAATATGGTTACAACAAAAGGAAAAAAGCCCGAAACTACGGAGGAAAACATTATGAACGCTAAAACAGAAAGACAGATTGAAAACCTGAAAAAGCAGACCATTGGCGTGGAGATTGAGATGAACCACATCACCAGAGAACGAGCTGCCAGACTTGCCGCCGACCATTTCGGCACAGGCAGATACGAATACACCGCCAGCCGAAACGGCTACAGCACTTGGTCGGCTTGGGATGCACAGAACAGAGAATGGAAATTTCAAAAGGATGTCAGCATTGCAGGATGCGATGCCGAAAAGTGCGAACTGGTCACACCGATTCTGAAATACGAGGACATTGAAACCTTGCAGGAACTGGTACGCAAACTCAGAAAAGCCGGAGCAATCAGCCATGCAGGGATTGGGGCAGGAGTTCATATTCACATCGGAGCGAACGGACACACACCGCAAAGCCTGAGAAACCTTGCAAACATCATGGCGAGCCACGAAAGACTGATTGCAGATGCCCTGAAAATCGACCAAGGCAGAATGAACCGATATTGCAGAACGGTCAATCCCCAATTCATCGAACAGCTGAACCGGAAAAAGCCCACCAACATGGCACAGTTTGCAGACATCTGGTATACGACAAACGGTGCAAATTACGGCAGAAATCAGCACTACAATGACAGCCGATACCATATGCTGAACTATCACGCAACTTTTACAAAAGGCACAATTGAATTCCGGTTATTTCAATTCGACAAGCCTACAGCAGAAAAGAAAAACGGACTCCATGCCGGACAGCTGAAAAGCTACATTCAGCTTTGCCTTGCCCTTTCCGAAATGGCAAAGGGACTGCGAACCGCCAGTCCGAAACCACAGCAAACGGAAAATCCGAAATTCGCAATGCGGACATGGCTGATCCGGCTGGGACTGGTCGGCGAGGAATTCTCCACTGCGAGAAATTTTCTTACCAAGAACCTTGATGGCGATGCCGCTTTCCGGTTCGGCAGATAAAGGGACAGCCTTTTGCTACCAGCTACACCAGACCGCTTCGGCGGTCTTATGGTGGTGAAAGGGTATCCCTTTCAGAAAGGATTTGATTGCATGAAAAAGTTTTACCTTGCCTACGGCAGCAATCTGAACGTGAAACAGATGCAGTTCCGTTGCCCGGACGCCAGAATTGTAGGAACTGCGGAGATCCCAAATTACCAGCTGCTGTTCAAAGGCAGCAAGACCGGCTCCTATCTGACCATCGAACCCAAACGGGGCTGTACCGTTCCGGCGGCAGTCTGGTCGGTGTCGGAACGAGATGAACTTGCCCTCGACCGCTATGAGGGGTATCCCCATTTCTACTACAAAACGGAACTGGAACTTCCTCTTGCAGAAACCGGAAAAAAGCTGACTGCCTTTGTGTATATCATGCACGAGGAACGGAAACTGGGCATTCCTACTTCTGCCTACATCCGCACCTGTGTGGACGGATACCGCCAGTTCGGCTTTAACCTGAAACACCTGCGGAAAGCCATGGACATCAGCGAACGGGAGGTGTACCACCATGAAAACGGATAAGCCAGTTTCGGCAATCTGCCCACTTTGCGGAAAACCCTACTCCGGTGTTCCGGCACTTTCCAGAACGGACAACCAAACGCCCATTTGCCCGGACTGCGGCATTCGGCAGGCACTGGAAAGCATCGGCGTTTCCAAGGAGGAACGGGAGAAAATCCTGTCTGTAATGCACCGAAAGTTCCCCATGTAACCGCCCTGTTTGCCCTGTGTGGGCTTTCAGAACACTTGCCGGAAACTTGCCCAAAGTCAAAATCAGCCCCACACAGGCGAACTGTGCGGGGCTTGGTTGGTAGCTGCGATTTTCCGAGATGTCTTTTCCATTGTACTGTATTTTACCATAGAAAAGCAAGTTTATCCAGTATCAGATCCACCAAATATACAGCGGAAATACCGCCTTATGTTCTGTACATTTAGCCGCTTGCTATACGCCCAAAGGTATGGTAATATACAGTTACCGAAAGGGAAAACAACCAAAAAAACGGAGGAAAAACACAATGGTAGCATACGGAATCGCAAAGGCAAGAGCAATGGCAAACAGAACGGACTGGAACGAAAGAACCGAAATCACAAAGGCGGTCATCACTTGGTTTGATGCGGACTACGAATACGAACTGGAGATTGAAAACGAGGACAGGATGGACAACGAGGAGTTCACCGCATGGGTTGAGGAAAACGCAGAAAGCCTTGCAAAGGCAGATGCCGAGGAAAACGGAACGACCTTTGAGGAAATCGACAGCATTGACTTTACGGAAAAGGAAATCGATGACGATGCCCTTTTCGATGAGGAGTACGAAAACGCCTGCGAATTTGAATGGGAAAGTATGACGGGAAGATAAACCTTCCTCACTCTTTCCAAACAGCCCCTGATTCAAGGGGGCTGTGGCTCGTACCGAAGAAATATAGTACACAAAATACAGCTGTTATGTATGTGCAGTATATTTCTCCGATATGACTTGCTATACTTGAAATTGTATGGTAATATACATCATGCCAAGAGGCAAAAACAACGAAAACAGGAGGAAAAAACAATGTGGACAGAAGGAACGATTCGGGTTGGAGCAAGCGTATTTCACTACTGGGTGAAACACTATGAGGAGCCTTCCATTTACGGCTACGAGGAAGGCAGAGCCTCGAAAATCTCCCTGCGGCGGAATGGCAAAACGGTGTTCAATTTTGACCGGGGCATGGATATTCCGCCGGAGGATGAAGAAACCGAAACTGCACTGGCGATCCTGCTGAAACAGTACAACTGATTCTTCTAAAACCAAATCCCAAAAGCCGGAGCCGAAAGGCTCTGGCGGTCGTACACCTGATTTGGGTTCGTGTATGATACACAAGAAACCACAGAAATTTCGGCGTTTTTTCTGTTCATTTAGCCGCTTGCGATCCTTGAATTTGTATGGTAACATGGTTACAATGGGAATAGAATCTCGATTACAAAACTGCCCCTTGAGGGCGTTAAAATAAATGATGCAGACTTGCTTTTTGGCAGGTCTTTTTTGTTTGGAGGTGAGAACAATGGCAAGATTTAAACCGACTCGTTTTATGGCGGAGGATTCCAAGTATAACAAAAAGGCGGCAGACTATGCTGTTTCTTTTATTGAGTGCCTCAGCCACACCAAAGGCACCTGGGCAGGAAAGAAATTTGAACTTCTGGACTGGCAGGAGCAAATTATCCGTGATTTGTTCGGCATTCTGAAACCGAATGGCTATCGTCAGTTTAACACTGCTTACATTGAGATTCCCAAGAAAAATGGAAAGTCAGAACTTGCCGCAGCGGTTGCCTTGCTGCTCACCTGCGGTGATGGTGAAGAACGTGCGGAAGTTTACGGCTGTGCTGCCGACCGTCAACAGGCTGCCATTGTTTTTGATGTAGCTGCCGACATGGTGCGAATGTGCCCTGCCCTTTCCAAACGAGTGAAGATCCTGACATCACAAAAGCGTATCGTGTACATCCCGACCAACAGCTTCTATCAGGTGCTTTCTGCTGAAGCCTACTCCAAGCACGGTTTCAACATTCACGGGGTTGTGTTTGATGAACTACATACGCAGCCGAACCGAAAGCTGTTCGATGTTATGACCAAAGGCTCCGGCGATGCAAGAATGCAGCCTTTGTATTTTCTCATCACCACAGCCGGAACGGATACAAATTCAATCTGCTA